ATTCAGTGAGGTATTACCATTGATCCAATCATTCATACCGAATGATCAATTTACCTTTAACAACGAGCGTGCAACTAATGTATTCTATCAGCTCGAATCAAACGGTATAAAGCTCAATAAAGACTGTTTCATCGATTATTACCAAGGTAAATTACCCCACCCAGAATTCAATTTATCTCGCGGAAAAATATACACACATTACAATTTATATACAACAACATCACGTCCATCTAACACATTTAACAGCGTTAATTTCGCAGCATTAAATAAAGATGATGGTGAACGCATGTGTTACATGCCTGAAAATGATATGTTTATTGAAATGGACTTCCAAGGTTACCATCCACGCCTAATTGGTGAAATGGTTGATTGGCATTTCCCTAAAGACAAAAACACATACGAATTGTTAGGTCAGTTGTTAAATGTATCACAGCAAGATGCTAAAGAATTAACATTCAAACAATTGTATGGTGGTGTATGGAGTGAATATCAAAACAAACCATTCTTTAAGGATGTAAATATGTTTATTGATGATATGTGGAGTACGTACCAATATGGAAAGTATTATGAGACGGAAAACAGAATATTTATACCTGACGATGATATGACTCAAGCTAAATTATTCAACTATATAGTGCAGAGTAAAGAAACGTCAACCAACGTTGAATTATTAGAAAAGGTACTTGATTATTTAAAAGGTAAAAAAACCAAAATAGTATTATACACGTATGACGCGTTTCTATTTGATTATAGCAAAGAAGATGGCGACATATTGCAAGATATAGTAAATATGCTGGAATATCCGGTAACTATCAAGCAAGGTAATACATATCATGGTTTAACTAAAATATAAATATTTATGACAGACAATATATTTTTCGATTTGAACAAATTATTCTGCACATTCACTAAGCTCGAAAATTTAGAAACCACTGTTTCTACAATTAATCGTCGTCATGCAATCTTATACAATAAGATCTTCATTCTTGAGTCACCTCAGAGTGATGAATTAATGTGCACATACAATATCGATATGGGCAATTCAGCTAACGATCCGTTACCAAGTACCATATTATTGCATCGCAAGAAAGAATCAAACACGCTATACACAATTAATGCATTAAACGCTTTAATTAAAGAATTGAATGGCGGTGTTTTAGATACTAAATTTATAGTAAACTGGCACGACTACAAAAACAGTATACTACTTACCAATGGTAATAGCCCTGAGCTACGTAGATTAGACACATCTATTTATAAGATTATAGATCTTAACAAATAGTTTGGCTGTCTAAATAAATTTTCATACATTCAAGTCTAAATAAAACAGTTATGGATTTAAATCTGGCGAAGCAGAAATTAGCCGCTGCACAAAACAAAGGTGGTCAACAAAGAGAAAGAATTGACTACACTAAAATTTTCTTTAAACCAAAACCAGGTAAGTACCAAGTACGAATTTTACCTTCAGCGTATGATAAGGCATGGCCTATCCGCGAAGTACAATTCCACTATGGTTTCTCAAAAGGACCAATCTTGGCTTTATCAAATTGGGGTGAAGCAGATCCAATTGCGGATTTTGCAAAAACACTTCGTAAATCATCTGATAGAGAAGATTGGCAATTAGCTAAAAAAATCGAGCCAAAATCTCGTTATTTTGCAGCTGTAATCGTACGTGGTGAAGAACACTTAGGTGCTCGCCTATGGGAGTTTGGTAAATTAACAAACGATCAATTATTAGGTATTGCTGCTGATGAAGATTATGGTGATTACACCGATATCACAGACGGTAGAGACTTTACTATTGATGCTGTTGAAGATGTTATTGCTGGTAGAAAGGGTATTAAATGTAACCTTCGTATCAAACCAAAAACATCTCCAATTGCAGAAGATGCAGCGTTAGTAGAAAAAGTACTTAACGAGCAACCTGATATTTTATCAATCAATCGTAGATATACTTACGATGCTTTAAAAGACATCTTGACTAAATGGTTAAATCCTGAAGAAGAAGCAATTGCTACTGAAGCCCCAATCGCATCTGCTGATGCTGATGAGGAAGATGATTTCTTAACAGAAATGAACAAACCAGTAACACCAACTTACTCTCTAGAAACACCTGCAGCTAAAACTAGCAATGCAGATAAATTTAACGATCTATTCAACGACTAATTATGGCAAAAAGTAAAGACAGCTTAACGACTGTAGTATCAGAATCGTTAAAAAAATCATTTAACATTGATGCGTTTAAGAAATCTAAATTCTTAGATCAATCTGTTAAATTTAAACCTCAAAGATGGATTAAACTGTCTGAAGCTTTCCAAGATGTCATTTCATTACCTGGTATTCCGATGGGCCACATCTCCTTATTACGTGGTCACTCGGATACTGGTAAAACAACAGCAATGTTAGAGGCAGCAGTAGCAGCCCAAAAAATGGGTATACTACCTGTCTTTATCATTACTGAAATGAAATGGAATTGGGAACATGCTCAGCAAATGGGTTTCGAAATGGAACCCGTAGTTGACACTGAAACAGGTGAAATCATTGATTACAAAGGTTTCTTCTTATATGTTGATAGAGGTTCATTAAATACAATTGAAGATGTAGCATCATTTATTGCTGATCTTTTAAGTGAACAAGCATCAGGTAAATTACCATTTGACTTATGTTTCTTCTGGGATTCTGTAGGATCTATTCCTTGTAGATTATCAGTTGAATCTAATAAGAACAACAACGAATGGAACGCTGGAGCTATGTCTCAACAGTTTGGTAACTTTATCAATCAGAAAATTGTATTATCACGTAAAGAAAACCAACCGTATACTAATACGATGGTGTGTGTTAATAAGGTGTGGGTTGCAAAACCAAATTCACCTATGGAACAGCCTAAAATGAAAAATAAAGGCGGTGATACAATGTTCTTTGATTCATCACTTGTAGTAACATTTGGTAATATTTCAAACAGTGGTACTAGTAAAATTAAAGCAACTAAAGACGGTAAAGACGTTGAATTTGCTAAACGCACTAAGATATCAGTTGATAAAAACCACGTTACAGGTGTTCAAACAAAAGGTACTGTTACAATGACAGTTCACGGTTTCATTGCTGACGACAAGAAAGCAATTGACGCTTACAAGAAAGAACATTCTAAAGATTGGTTACAAATTCTAGGTTCAGCTGACTTCGACGTTGTTGAAGAAGATGAAATGGAAGAAAATTTTAAAGAAATAAATTTAGTAGATGTCGAAGAGTAAATATGAACAATTACTCACTAACGTACAACCAGACATCAGAAAAGAACTAAACTCAATTTTAATCATAGACGGCCTCAATACATTCTTGAGGTCGTTTACTATGATTAATCATATAAACCCAGATGGACATCACATCGGCGGACTTACTGGCTTTTTAAAGTCAATAGGTTATGCTATCAGAATGACTGATCCAACTAAAGTAGTTATTGTATTTGATGGTGTAGGTGGTTCAAACGCTAGGAGAAATCTGTTCCCAGCATATAAAGCAAATCGTAATGTTAATCGCATGACAAATTATTCCATATTCCAATCGAAAGATGAGGAACAGGAAAGTATTAACAATCAAATGGAACGCTTAATCCAATACCTTAAGTGTTTACCTGTTACTGTAGTTAGTATTGATGGATTAGAGGCAGATGACATTATTGGTTATCTAGCTACTAAATTTGAGGCGCATGAAGACACTCAAAAAGTAACTATCATGTCTGCTGATAAAGACTTCCTACAATTAGTAACGGATAAAGTACATTGTTATTCTCCTACTAAGAAGAAAGTATACACACCTAAAGACGTATTAGAAGAATATGGCGTTACAAGTCAAAACTTTCTTAACTATAAGGTGTTGATGGGAGATTCAAGTGATAATATACCTGGCGTTACTGGTTTAGGACCTAAAAAGCTATTCAAACTATTCCCAGAATTAGCAACTGATGCTCAGTTAACAGTGGATGATATTATTACTAAATCAGCAGAAAAAATTAGTGAAAATAAATTATATTTGTCTGTTGTAGAAAGACGCTACCAATTATATACTAATCATCAATTGATGTCTTTGAATGGTAGTTTTCTATCACCAGAGAATAAACAGCTAGTTAAAGACGCATTTACCAATTCTTATGAATTAAATATGCCGATATTTCTTCAATTGTATCATAATGATAAATTAGGTGAATCAATTCCTAATGTACAATCTTGGCTAACACAATTGTTTGGTTATCCAAATTCTTTCAAATAAATTTAGGTTATGACAACATTGCAAAAACTCGTACAATACGGACCCGTATTCCAAGTAAAAGTATTAGGAGCTTTATTAACACAAAGACAATTCCTAATTAACATTATAGATTCACTTGATTCAGAATACTTTGAATCATCAGCACACAAGTGGGTTATTGAGTATATTCAAAAATACTTTAGTGAATATCACACAACACCAACTGTAGAGACATTATCTATTGAAGTAAAGA